ATCCTCTGTAATCATTAATTTGGATTGTATATTATCTAACAATATAATCTGAGGCTGGGCAGCTCCAAGAAAATTGTTTTGATACAAGGCATCAATTTCTGGTTCTCCAGTATTGAATAACTCACCAGTATATTCAAACAATTCACATTTGAGATTGTACATTTGTAAAGCACCGAGTTGATAAAATACTGGTTTATTGTCTACAAATTTTATCTCAAATAATTTCTTATTTAATGGAAAGTAAATTAAATCCCCTTCACGAGGTCTATCAATCCCTAACACCGACCCTATCTCATTATTAAAGGCTCTATTAGCCACAGTGAATGTAATTTGATCCCGGATTTCTAGATTAAATTTAGATAAAAAGTTACCATCTCCTTCAAAACCGTCAACACTAGTAATATACATTTCTACATCAAATGCACTTGTATATTTTGATGTTTGTCTATCCTCACCATAAATCTTATCTTTATCTTGAACAATTCTTTGAACATATTTTATATCATGTCCATAAATTTTAATAGATTCAATGACAAGATTTTCAATTAATTCTTGCTCTTGGGCTGATTGAAAATTGTTAAAATAAAAATTTGTTGCCATTTACGCCACCCCTACCATTTGTTTCACCCCGCCATGTCCATTACTGGAAGCGAATAACTGTTAATCATTTCCTCTTCCATCTTTTCTATAGCTTGTTGAGCATCATTGTAAATCTTTTCGCCATTGAACTGAACACCTCCAGGAAGTTGCATACCTGTAAACTTGGTTAAATTTGATCCCCATTGCTTTTTAATTAATTCGGTGCAGTAATTTTGCAACCATCTATCACCCCACACATCTGTAAAAGTGTTTGGATCAACAATTTGATAAGCTTGAACTAATAGATGGTCACCAACATTAACCTTGTTCCAGTCCATATCGATATGAAGTATATTTCTATGTCTATTGTATCGTATAGGTTGTTTACCCACCAGCATTTCTTGTAGAAATGCAATATGCTCCATAGCCATGTAATATGGTATCATTGAAACACTTGTCAACGTGTATAAATCATTCAACGCTATTTGATAACGAATATTGAACAAATCATCCGATGAAACTGCTGGATCACCTATGGGAAATAAATGAACAGCACCAATAATATTATCAGGCAAAGAAATATATTTGTCTGAAACAGTATTTGCAGTAATTTGGTGTTTGTAATATATCATTTCTGTACCATCAAAATGATAATCCCAATAATACTTTAACGCTTCATCTACTCGATCTTCAACCTGATCATCATCAACGTTAATTTCAATTACTGGCTTGCCTAGTTTTCTTAAACAATATTCTTTAAAATCACTTCTTGAGGTTGGAATAGCCATTATTTACTCCTATAAACAGTCTTATCCCAGCTATTTATGTATCGCTTAAATGTGCAATTCTCCAGGAAATCTTTGCACATTGTTTTTCACAGCAACAAGCCACGCTGTTACCACACATGCATTTATTGTCCTCATCCATTCATTAGGAAACCATGTTTGTTTTCTATATTGTTGAAAACGTATTTTACTATTATCAATGTACATAGCTAACCCAGCGTGTGTATAATAGAAAAAACTATTTTCATTCCAATAACTAACATGGGTTGGGTCTTGAAAAGCACCTCTTCCATCTGTACTTGGAACTTCAATAAATGCCCACCCACCTGGTGCTAATACACGGTGAATTTCTGACATTGTTTTATGTTTATCATGTAAATGTTCAATTATGTGGCTTGCATTTAAAACACCCACGCTGTTGTCAGGCAAAGGTATACCATTATTTAAATCATAAACAATATGAGAATCTTCTCTCATATCAATCGTTGTATAACCTGGGTACGGATTAATTCCAGCACCTATGTCAATTTTCAAAAGATTTTGTTTGTTTGCATCTCTCTCAGCTAAACTTCTTGCATATGTGTTAAATAATTCTACAGTTTTTTGTTGAATCATTTCATTTCTTTGCAACCAAGTGTTGTTGCCAGTAACCCTGTAAATGTAAAGAACCTCTGGAATCCTCTTCATATTTGTATATAAATATGTTCTAATCATTAATTCATGATCATCACAGATTGAAAGATCTGGATTATGACCACCTATATCTTTATATACAGAAGTTCTCCACGAACGAACATGATCAGGAGCGTACCAAATATATCCAACACTATGACTTGAGGGTTCAAAACTATTCATAGCTATAAGATCTTGACCTTTCCAATTGAATTTTCGGAAGGTCCACCCATAGGTTTCTGAAAAAGGAATAAACTCACTCGTCATATGAAGAACAGCATTATCACTATATACAAAACCAATTGATTGATCTTGATATGCTTTGTTTAATTCTTCCAAACAATTTGGAGTGATAAGATCATCGTGATCAACTTCAACTAAAACATCCCCCTCACCACAATGAAAAGCTCTGTTCTTTATACACCCAACATTTGTATTACTATCTGGGGAAATGAATACCTTCACATTGTTGTCTTGTATAATATTTGAAGGTAGATCGCTTTCAGCACAATTGTTATTTAAATAAAGCACCCATTCCCAATTTGTATATGTTTGACTTTTTATTGTCTCATACAACTCAATTAAATATGGGATATTATTTCTATCGTGTTCAGGCGTTACAATGCTAAATTTATAATTTATCATTTTAGCCACCTTTTATTGTCTAATGTCCATTGTACAACTTGTTGCACACGCTCACTAAACTTTATTCTTGGTTCCCAACCTAAACTTTTTAAATAATTTCCACTCATTGCATACCTTAAATCATGTCCAGGTCTTTGACTATGAAAATCAACCATCTCATATTTCAATTCCTTATTTTGCACCTCTGCAATCATTTTTGCAAGAGATAGATTATCAATTTCTTCTGTACCAACGAGATTAAATTTTGGACATTTAGCTCCACCATAATCTTTTTCTAAACTGTTCAAATCTAAACCAAGAACAAACATCAAACCTTCAGCAACATCTTGGGCATGAATATAATGTCTTGTTCCTGCTTTTGTTTTAGATGGATCAGAATGTACAAATATATTTTCATTGTCCCGCACTCTTTGTATACACATTGGTATATACTTTTCAGGATGTTGTCTTTCCCCAAAAACATTCATTGTATGTGTAATAGCTATAGGTAAACCATAGGTGTTTTCAAATGCAACACACATCTCCTCACCACCAGCTTTAGTTGCTGAATACGGATTTGTGGAATTATATCGATCCCTTTCCTCATATTTCACATCACGAGGAGCTGGCCCAAAAACTTCATCTGTAGAAAAGTATATAAACTTCTCAAGATTTTTTAATTTGTTGGCATACATTAAAATGTTTGTGGTGCCAACAACATTATCTAAAACAAACTCCATTGGATATTCAATGCTTCTATCAACATGACTACCAGCTGCTAGATGAAGAATAACATTAATATCTCCAAGTTTTTCAACTATCATAGGATTGAGTTCAGCTCTCAAATCATGAAATACAATACGTATTCTAGTTTTTTGCTCTTGAGTACAGTGTTCCATTATTTCGTGCAATCTGTTTAAATTGCCGGAAAAATCTAATCGATCTAAACAAACAATATTCCAATCTGTATTCTGGATTATGTGATGCACAACGTGATGAGCAATAAAACCTGCACCACCAGTAACTAAGACATTTTTTTTCATATTAAATCTCCAATTCAATCTTTTAATGATAACATATATTTCTCGGGCGAATAAGTTCTATAGTAATATTTTGGATCATCATCAGTACTAAAATAATTGTAATGATTAGGATTTTTAGTACCTATCCACAATTCACATTTCCATTTTGTCCAACCTTTACACGGGTTGTAAATGTAATTGGGATCAAGTTTTTTTATATAATTGCTTGTGGCCCACCAAAAGTTTCCAGCGTAATGTGGGGTGTGCTGTATTAATGGTTCGTTGGTGCTCGGATCTGTTAATGCTGACGTCAACACCCACTCTGTACCAACACAATCATATTTATCCAATTTAGATAAACAATCTTTCCAATTGTGAATATTAAAATATTCAAGATATAATCTCCACGCATTGACATTATAAGCAAATTGTTCTCTACTTAAACCTTTAGTGTGAAAATATAAAATTTTAATATTTTCATTATTATTTGCATAATCCCATAACGACTTTAAAGTATCAGATTCAAGAAAATGATTGTTATTAATAGTCAAATTCATTTTTGGCAATACTTGAGGAAGCGGTTGATTACCATTAATACCAACATGCAAATAATCACACGCCTCATATAAACCACTGAAGCATAAACTGTGTATCTGCTCCTGATACAATCTTTCCCAGGATCCAATTTGACCCACATGATAAAAAATAGCTATTTTACTCAAGATTATAAAGATCTTTGTTTAATAAAGTCAATTATTTCTTCATTGTGTTGTTGTTCTTTTGATGGTGCATACAAAGCCCTTGATCTTAAATCTATATTGTCAGATGTATCACAAAGAAAATACATTGCAATGCTTTTCCTATGAATATTTTCAGGACAATTGATTGGATCTGCAAAACCATGCCAGGAATTTTGTGTTGTATCAAAAATTACACATCTATTAAATATATTCTCAACAATATATTTTTTTTCTTTTGGTTTGTTTGTGTCTGCATCATGAGACCAAAATTCTAAATTACCACCCCATGCAGTATTCCACTCTGGCGTAAGATAATAAATTAGATTAAATTTTCTTTGAAGATTTAGCTTTGGATGTATAGAATAATCTAAATGAACGTTAAGGAAATCATTATTACTCTGGATATGCCATCCTGCACCATGTAACCCAATATCAGGATACAAATTTTTTACATTAGTCAATTCTTTCACATAATTACAAAATTGATCTGAACACAATTTTGTAAAGAAATTGTATGTTGTAGGAGGAAAAAAATACCAATTGTTATTTGTTTTTTTCCTTTCTAACGGATTGTTGTAAACATACCAATTGGAGGAATTGTATTCCATAAAATCGTTAGAAAGTTTTTTTGCAACATCATCAGGCAAAAAATTGTCAATTATATAACAATCAAAAGGTTCATTTAATTGAATCATAATAAAAATTTAATTGTTTATGTTGGCTGTGTCACAAGATCTTCAGTTACAGGATTTTGAGTCATAGGATCGTCAGGATTAATAATCCACTGATTGTTTTGATACAAATATTTTCTACCATACCAATCATCAGGTATTGAAACGTTCTCCACAATAGTTGATGTTAATATATTTATATCATTAGGTTCATATGATAAACCGTCTACTTTAAATCCCTCCGCCGTGAGCTCAACTTGTTCGTAATGATGAAAACAATGTACTGAAACATCTGTGTCTTTTTCTAATAAAATTTTCATATTTTCCATAGCAACTCCTAATTAAAGAAAAATAAATGTGTTAGTCTACCATTATTTAGGTTGTTGCCAAAATATGGTCCTGCGGAATGTATGCATCTAGCGTCCATTATTAATAACCTATTATAAATGTTACCAGCTGAATCAACAACATCAAATTTTGTGCTATCGTAGAAATTACCATTAAAGGCGGCATCAATGTTTTCATCACTACTATGTCTCGTTCCATTTATTTTTGAAACATGTGATCTTGTACCACTTTCAACAGGAGCGTTTGGAGTCAAATATATCATAGCTGCCCATTTTTGTGTGTCAAAATGATAAACTTGCAAATCTGCAGCTGTTGTTATTTGAAACACACCATTGAAGCCTTCATCGTCCCAATTATGTATTTCTTCACCCATTATTTGCTCAAAAGCTTTTTTCAATAGTTTATTTCTATAGCATTGTTTTGTTCTCTTTCCTTTAAACCAGCGACTGTCTTCATAGTAAGGAACACTGAGTGCAAATTTTCTAACTTCATCTGGATGTTGATAAAAATTATCAACAACAAAAATTCTTTTGGAATTATGTTTTGAAATATAAAGCGGGCCAATTTCTCTTGTTTCTTTTGATGTTATTAAATCACACGATTCATTATGGATGTGCTGAACTCTTTGAGAGGGACTGTCCCAATAATGGGATTGATCAACAAAATTAGCGTATCTAGGAAATGCGTTGGTTCTATTTGGATCTAATAATCTTGCCGAGGTTTGATACATTAGATTGTATTGTTCTGTTTGTTTATAGTACTCAACCAACATTAATAAATGATCATTTCTTCCTGTGGAAAATCTTTCCGAAAAAATTAATCTTCTTATAGCCGTATCAATCATATTAAGTTCAGCATAACACTGAGCAACAAACGTTAATGATGTATACGCCATTTCATCTTCGCGATCGGGAACTTGATTGTCCCAATCAATTATATTGTGAACATGTTTTAACCACGATTCAAAGTAAAATATACATCTTTTTGTATATTCCTCTCGTTGTTTATTTCCCAGAGGAAATGCCGGGCTTTCTCTGGCGTCAAAATAACTTTTTCCGATATACCAAAAATGATATAGATTAGACAACATTGAATCCTCTTCTATCATCTTTTTTTCTAGGACTAACGAATCAACAATGAACTTTTTTGGATTTGACCAACTTTGACCCTCATTAAAACCTATTTGTCTGAAAGAAGTTGGTAAATTTAATCTTTCAAAATTCAATCCTATTTCTGGTATTTCAGAATAGATTGTTTCGTGACAAGGGTCATGGTTAAATCTCCAAGGCATGTTTGCATTCCACATCCACGCCCTATAATATATCGAAGTTCCAACAACAGCTGAAATATGAAATGAATGAATCTTATTGTTGTCAAAAATAGACCAATCAAAATCATCATCAACTTCCAAAATTTCATCACAATCCATTTTTAAAATCCAATCACAACCGTGATCAACATTTTTTTGACAATATTGTGTTAAATGATCTCTATTCCAGCCAAATCCAACCCAACCTTCTTCCACTTTATATAAAACACCTGGAATGTTCTTCTCAGTGAAAAAATCCCTAACAATTTGATCTGTTCCATCTGTTGAACCGTTGTCCTGCATAACCCAATAATCAATATATTTGTAACACGACTCAAGCATACGCCTCATAACTCTTGATTCATTACAAAACATTGAAGTCAAAACAATTTTACATTTCTTTTCCATACTATCTCCATTTAGGCCCTTCAAACCATGCAACCAAACTATATCTGGTCCCTCGAGTAACTGGGGTTACTTGATGTCTTAAAAATGAAGGAAAATATATTATTGTACCTTGTTCAATAATATCACTATCAAGTGGTGCACCAGCTTCAACAATTTCTAATCTTCCTCCATCATAATCTTTAGGATCAGATAGTTGTATCACACATGAAAGTTTTCTGTGAAAATGAGGATCATTATTCATCCAAAAAACATCGTGATGGGCTTTATATTCACCTTGATAAGACGAATCATATTCACCTAACTGAATAAAATTTAATCTTGTAACATGAAAATTAAAAAATTGTAAGTTTGCTTGAAGAGCCGTTTGCCAAAGGGCTTCAAATATAAAATTAAATTCATGGTCTGTTGCATGTAAGAATCGCACTTTACTACGACGAAATGACGAATCAACTACATCGCTACCTATCACACCATCATGTGAATCAACAATTTTTTTACCATGATTTATAATAAAATCACACACCTGTTTTGAAAAATATTGCTTAAAATAACACCACTCACCAACCATAAATTATTCCTCTCAACGTAACAATTAATTCTCAGTATAAATAAAAAAACAAATATTTAAGGAAA